CTCTGAGATCCGTTTTCGGCATGAATGGTATGCTTGCCGATGGTTCTACTGCATCTGGTTTCCGCTCCATGGTTGTGGCACAGTTTACGGCTGTATCACTACAGAAGGATGACCGTGCATTTGTTAAGTATAACCCAGTATCCAGAACTTATGATGGTATTGCAATTACAAAGGTAACTGGTGCTCAACTCGCATCAGAATCTAGTTCCACTAACTCAAATACTGTTTATCACTTAGACAGTAGAGCTGTCTATAGAAAGGGTTGGGAGACATCTCACATTTCTATGGTTAATGATTCGATCATTCAGATCGTATCTGTGTTCGCTATCGGATTCAATAAGCACTTTAATTGTGAGTCTGGTGGTGACGCATCTATTACCAACTCCAACTCTAACTTTGGTCAGATTGCTCTTGTTTCTGAAGGATTTAAGAAAGAAGCATTCGCAAAAGATGATGAGGGTTATGTTACATCAATTGTAGCTCCTCAAAATATTTCAGAAGAAGAGTCTAATATTGACCTATTCACCTTAGATGTTGGTCTGACCACAACCGTTGGTGTTTCTAGTCACATCTATCTCTTTGGATTCAAAGATGCTGATAACCCACCAGCAATTATTTCACAAGGTTTTCGTGTTGGTGCAAGACAAGATGATAAACTATTTGTAACCGTTAATGGAACAACATATGATGCAAATATTCTAACTACTGAAAATCTTGTATCAGCAGCATCAACAATTGCTTTTGGATTAGGATCAAAAGAAAAGATTGTAGATATTAATGGTATTGATACCGAAGGACGTTTCTCTACCACAATAGATCATGGTCTGAAAACTGGAGAAAAGATTCGTATTCTAAGTGAAGATGGAGATCTCTCAGAAAATCTAGAGGAAGATACTGTTTATTTTGCAATTGTAGATGGAATCAATTTCTCTCTATTCAGAGTTGCATCAACTCTAAGTGATGCACTTAGGGGAGAGGCGATCACAGTTTATGGTGGAACTGGTCTCAGGGTAGAAAGTAGAGTATCAGATAAAGCGGCCAATGAAATTGGTTGCCCTGTCTTATTTGACCCAAATCATAATAATTGGTTTATCCATTGTGCTGAAGGAAATAATATTTTCAATGGTTTCCTTTCCGAAGGTGGTATAGTTGGAATCGGAGAACAAACTCCAGAAACCTTTATCAAGAGAAGATCTGATAACAGATCACTTGGTGATAAAGTTTACAAAGTAAGATACTTTGTTCCCAAGGAATCATCCATTGGTAGAAATCCAGTAGAAGGATTTATTCTGCAGGATAGTAATTCTACTAGTGTAAGAAATGATCAAGATTTTACACTTGCATCAATTGATGTCACTGATTATGACTTCAATAGGAATCCAGGATACATTTCAACTTGTTCTGTAAGTGGATCAACTGTCACCACAAGAGTAGATCTTCCACACAATTTAAATGTTGGTGATCGTATTAATATCGTCGATGTAAAGAGTACCACTAATTCAACTGGTGATGCCTTGAGTGGATATAATGGAACATTTGAAGTTACAACAATTCCAGATGATAAAACATTTACTTATGCTGTAACTGATGTTGATGGTAATACAAGGTTGCCTGGTGATTTCACCTCTGATATGAATACTAGAGTTGCCTTGATGGCAAGATATCAGAGAGTTGATAACAAGAATAACATAAGTCTCTATAGATCAGAAGTTATTCAAAATCATATTCCAGGAATTAGTGATGGTATCTTCCACTTCAATATCCTGGCAGCAAATAATACAATTGTTGAAGAATTTGACAATCTTAGTTTCTTACCCAAGATTGAGAGATTCTTCCCACAGTTGGATCGAGATAACGTAGATCCTAACCCAAGAGCTGCACAATCATACGCTAAGAGAAATCCTATTGCTGATGTTGCAGTAGATGATCCAGAGAACAGTATCACTAGAGAAACTATTGATTACTTCTCAAAACTTGTTGGATATGGTAACACTGTTCTTTCGTTTGAGAGAAACGATACTGTTGGTATTGCGACAGTTACTCTAGATAGACCACATAATTTCTCAGGTATTGTAACATATTCATCACTCACTGGTGGAAGTGGGTTTACCGAGGGAGATTACTATAATGTCAAACTATTAAATGATGGAACCGTTGATTGGGATGGTGCAACCGCAAGAGTCACTGTTGGTTCTGGTGGTGCAGTAGAAAATGTTCAGATTATATCTGGTGGTTCGGGTTATGCTAATGGTGAGACTCTAGATATCGAAGGATTCTCTGGGGCTGAAATTACGATTGCAAATTCTGGAATCACAACCTTTGTAGGAAATGCAATTCAATTAACTGGTATTGGTAAAACTGAAGATGGAATTTTTGAAGTTCTTTCTACTCCATCAAAAACAGAAGTATCATTCGCAGTTACAACTGGAGATCCAAATCCATTCATAGATCAATATCTTGTTGATTGTGGAAAGGTTATTGGTATTAGCACAGCAGTATCTTTTAGTGGTATTTCTACAATTACCACACGCGATGCTCATGGATTTGTTGCTGGATCTGCCTTCAGAATCATTGACAATTCAAGTAATAATTTAGGTGATTATAATGTTCTTGAAAGAGTTGGCATTCTAACATTTACCGTCTCAACAGCAACCGATCTATCACTCCTTCATCCAGAAAGATTATTACCCACAGCATATTCAGCTAAGGGTGGTGAAGTTAGTGCAGAGACAGAATCTATTGGATCCAGAGTAAATAACATGTTCGATGGAGAATATGGAACTCTGAGTAATACCATTGGAGAATCCCAAGCTGATGATAAAGTCAAGATCCAACTTGCAAATTCGGGTATTGGAACTGATGTAAGATTCCCCATTGGATCATTTATTGAGATTGATGGCGAGATTATGAGAATCTCCACTGATAATCTTTCTGGTTCTAATAATGATGAACTAGAAGTTATTAGAGGTTATCTAGGATCACGGACCAAATCTCATAAAGAAGGATCATTAGTCAGAAAGATCAAAGTCAAAGGTATTGAACTTCGTAGACCTTCAATTCTAAGAGGTTCTGGTCACACATTTGAATACCTAGGTTATGGTCCTGGTAACTATTCAACTGGTCTACCTCAGGTACAGACAATCACTCTAACTGATAAGGAAGAGTTCTTAACACAATCTCAGAAGAGATCTGGTGGTGTGGTTGTTTACACTGCTATGAACAATGACGGTGACTTCTTTATTGGTAATAAAGTTATTAACCCATCGACTGGTGCAGAATCCACATTTGATGCACCAATTCCAAGTATTCGTGGTGAAGATCCTTCAGTTCTATCTGTTATCTTCGACGAAGTTACAGTTCGTCAGAGACTCATTGTTGAAGGTGGTCCCGCTAAGACACTACTATCTCAGTTTGATGGCCCACTAAGAGTCAACAATGTTGTTAATATCACTGGCAACACCAAGATTGATGCAAACCTTGAAGTTACTGGTAGATTTAAATCTAGTGGAAGTGCTGAGATTGATGGTGCTCTAAATGTTGCTGGTGTTGGTACATTTGCCGGTAAGATTGAAGGTTCTGTTGGTGCTGATCTCGGTAACGTAAGAATTGGTACTGGATCATCTACTGGACGTGTTGAATCTAGAAATGGTGAAAATCTGGTTCTAAAATCTGTCACAACCAATGTAATGGTTGAGGACAATCTAGTTGTTGATGGTAAGGTCACCTGTAATACAATTCAGGCTGATAATATTATTCCTGTTGGTGGTATTGTTCCTTGGGCAGGTACAGAAACTAATGCACCAAATGGATGGTTGATTTGTAATGGACAAACTGTAAGTCAATCAACATATTCACAACTGTATGCTACTCTCACTGATAATGGAACTGATTTCCCATATGGTCCAAATCCATCTGGATCAACCTTTAAAATTCCAGATCTAAGAGATAGGTTCCTTGTAACATCTGGTGGAACAGCTGGTGGAACTGGTTATGTTCGTGGTTCAACGGGTGGTCAGAGAGATGCAAGTGTAATTACTCATAATCACACTGTCACAAATGATCCCGTTGCGGATCACAATCACCCAATTAGTGATCACTCTGGACATACTCATCCAAATGATCCAGTTGCTGCTCATGATCACAACGTTGATCCTGCTGCAGATCACTCACATACCGTAAATACTGGTGGTCCACACAATCACACTATTAATGCACAGAATGCACCTCATAATCACGTTGTGAACGCAAATAATGCACCTCATACTCACCCATCTAGGGGTGCTAATGCACCTCACCGTCACTCCATCAATGGATTCGGTACTACGCCTGCAAACAGACCATCACAAATGATTCGTGACGATGATAGACAACCATCTCCAAGAGGAGCATCGAACACTAACACTGCTAATGCACCTCATAGTCACATTGTTAATTCACGAAATGCACCTCATGGACACCCATCTAGGGGTGCTAATGCACCTCATGCTCACCCATCTAGATCACATCCAGGTCATACTCACCCAAGTAGAGCTGCTGGCGGTCACAATCACAATGCAGATCCAGCTGGATCACACACTCATACCAACAACCCTGGATCAGATAGTGATCACACTTTAGGAGATAGAGGTGGTCATACACATGATGTAAGTTCAGATCCCGCAGGTGTTTCCTCAACCGCCAGGAATTTGCCTCCATATTTTGGACTCTTCTTCATTATCAAATCTCTATAACTAAATACTTAGAAAACCATATCAATGGCAAATTTTAAGAAGGTATTTAATTTTAGGGAAGGGGTTCAGGTTGATGACCAAACCTTCGTTGTCAATGGATCCCTGGTAGGAATTGGAACTTCAATACCAGGGAAATTTTTAGATGTTAGAAAAGATGCATCTTTTACTGGACTAACAACCTTTACCGATATTATCGTTACTACTGGTGCTACTTTTGAAACTGGTGCTGGTAAGAGTGTTGTTATTAGTAATTTCTCATTCACTGGTGATAGTACAAGCGGTGGTATATTAACTGCCTCTTCTGGAATTATTTCATATTTTGGTGATGGTTCGCAATTAGCAAACTTACCCACATCACAGTGGGTTGACGTTGATACTGGTATTGGTGTTTCTAGTGTTTATAATGGTGGAAACGTTGGTATTGCAACCTTAATCCCACAATTCCAACTTCAAGTTGCAGCTAATCCTAATGATGGTGATGGAATCGGTATTAGAGAAGGAAATATACTTGCTTCTGGATTCGTTACTGCAACTGGATATGATGGAAATGGCGCTCTTCTCACTGCTTTAAATGCAAGTGAACTCACGTCTGGTATTGTAACTCAAGCAAGAATACCAAGACTAGAACTAGATAAACTACCTCTGATTCCAGATTTCAAACTAGAACAGAACCAGCAATTAACTGGTGTTGTCACAGCCTTGGGTGGATTTATTGGTAGCATCGCTGGTGATATTCGTGGTGATATTGTTTCACCTGGATTCTCAACATTCACTGATGGTGAGTTTAAAGGAACTCTAACTGCTGTTGCATCCACAGCTTTAAGTCTACAAGGAACTCCTGATATTTTTGTTGGTCTAGTTTCAGCAACACATGCAGATCTTGGTGTTGCTGTTACTGTTGCTAGAGGAATTGTAACAAACGATCTAAAAGTTGGCGTACTAACAGTCACAGATGGTGATGTTAAAGTTGGTGCTGAAGGTATTGAATTTAATATTATTGATGGAAAAGTTGGTATTGGAACCACACAAGCAACTACTTCTGAAGTTGTTATTCAAGGTGCAAATAATGCACGTCTAGAAGTTGTTACACAGAATGGATATTCTGCACTCAACATTGGTGGAGATCTTGGAATTGGTGTAAGCACTGTTGAATTAAAGTATGAGAATCAAGAACTAGTTTTATCAAATTATGCTAATGGAGATTTCTCATATTTCTTGAACCAGAATCAAGCATCTCCAGGTGGTGTTTTCAGATGGAAACAAGGTGATTCAAATGCAGTAATCATGACCCTCACTAAAGATGGGAAACTTGGTCTTGGAGCAACAGATCCAACTGATGAATTGCATGTAGTTGGTGATACTCTACTGAATGGTCGTCTAGAAGTAACAGGAATAAGCACATTCCAAAACGATGTAGAAATTAGAGGTGCCCTTACATATAATTCTCTATCTGGTATAGCTACGGCTTTTGATTTACAAGTTGCAAATGATTTAACTGTAAATTCAAATGCTATTTTTGAAGGAACTGTTAATTTCCCCTCCGCCGCTAATTTCAATACGACAAGTGGCGTTTCAACATTCAATGATTTAAATGTTAATGGAAGTCTTGGGCTTGCTCAAACAGATTTCAATCTCAATACTTCACTTGGATTATCAACATTTGCTAATGTTAACGTTTTAGAGACACTTACATTAAGCAATCCCCTTAACAGTAATATATCTGTTATCACAGGAGTTTCAACCTTTGTCGATGTAAATGTTCTTGGTTTTGCAACTGTTGGTGGTGGCCTAACTGTTACTGGTATGAGCACATTTTTGGGTGGTCTTGCTGTTGGTACAGGTATTACTCCTTTTGTTGCAGCAGGTGCTACCATATCATTCCCACTATCTATTGGTAGCACAACTGGTGTAGATATTCCTGGTGATTTAAATGTTAATGGATTTTTAAGTATCGGACTAACAGCAACATTCTCGGATGATGTTAATATTGAGGGACTAGTTGGATTTAGATCAGACCAAGCTTTCAATTCACTGGGTGGTATTAGTACTTTCAATACCTTGGATGTAAAAGATGTTCTAACAGTTTCCGCTGGAGCGAGCATTTTTGGTCAAATATTCCCATTTGAAGTTGCTGACTCTGATGATCTTATCTTTAATACATTAGGTATTGTAGCAATTTCAACATTCACTGACAACGTTGCCATTGGTAAATCAGTTGTTGTTGGTGCTACTGAGACTCCCAGATGTGTAGTTGATGTTGGATTCAAAACTGATTCTTTCATCGGTATCCCTACTGTTGCCAGTGATATGAGAGATGGCACATTACCAGATGGTGAAGGTGGATTCTCTTCTATTCCTCCAGCTATTGAAGGAGCAATTATCTACAATATAACACTTCAAAAGCTGCAGTTCTATAATGGAACCGCATGGGAAACTGTCACCAGTTCATAAAAACTTGACAAGGTTCTAAATTTTGTGTAGAATCTGGCTTGTCCAGGATGATTCAGATAGCTATATCTCTATGAAGACTATTGAAAGACACCGTTATGATGGTAACGATATTATTGAGACTAGGGTTCTAGAGTTTGAGCCCTGGTCTCTTGATGAGATTGAAGAAGTATTAAATTTAATCCAATCAGAACTTACTGTAGATTTATTGAAGGGTAAAAAGTTAATGTACCCTGAAGATAAGGGTATCAATAGATTCTATGGTCACTGTTATCATGCAACTCAAGCATTGTACTATATGATAGATTCTGATGAGTTGGAATCATATAGTGGTGAAGATTATCGTGGAGAAAAACATTGGTGGTTGCAACATGGAGAGACTGTATATGATTGTACTGCTGAACAATATTGGGACGTAAAACAAGAACCACCATATAATACAGGAAAGAAAACTAAATGGTATGGGTGGAAAGGCAGGCCACAACAGATAAGTCTAGATCTTTGTGTTAGGGTTCTCGGATCAAGACTCAAAAAAGATTGGATAAAGGGTTGACAGGTGGGGTGATCTGATCTATATTAGCCAAGTGATCGGGACAGGAGTTCAACTCCCGAGGTCATACGTTCTTTAAATTCATTAAATGAATCCTACTATCAACATCTCTGTAGAAGTCCTTGCCATGTGGCAAAAGGTTCTTCTGACTTGTAACAACCCTCTCGGATTGACCGAAGAGTTGGTTGAAAAGACTCTTAAGACTGCACCTCCGAAGGAGTATCCTGGTGCTACTTTCTTGGGTCGTTATATCATCCCACGTCAGTTTGTTCGCTATGATGAAGCAGAACAACCTCGCGATAAGAATAATGACTCTGAGCACGTTAATAACCTGACCAACAACTTCAATACTGTTGGTTATCGTGAAGATGCTCAACCTCCCATCGCTTGCTTTGACGCTCAGAGCACCAGTATTTTTGCACTTAAGGCGCAAGCTGGTTTCAACCGCGATGGTGCCCTGAACAAGCTGGGTCAAGAGTGCTACATCTTCGACATCTATGATTACGAAGATGAGTATGCTGAAGTTGTTGCTCGTAACATGAGCAATCACCACAGCAATCCTCAGTTGGATCAAAAGATCCCTGACTATGTGAAGGAGGTTGTCAACGCTAAAGAGCGTGGTCTGATTGAGAACACTCAGACTGCTATTGACGCCTTTGTTGATGTTATTGCTGCTGATCGTACTCCACAGCAACGTGGCAAGATCAAGAAGTCTTCCTACAGTGAGTGTGAAGTCTTCAGCAACTTCCGCACTTACAACTCCACTGGTCACAGTAAGAACACCCTGAATGGGTTCATCTCCACCAACGGACTTGCTAAGCAGGGTATTGAAAACCGCACTGCTGAAGAGATCAAGAAACAGGGATATATTGTGTATTGCTCTGGTTCTGGTAACAACAAGTCTGTATGGGCTCGTGCTATCAGTAATGCTGTCAAGTACAATGTGCCAGTCTATGTGATTGGTTACTCTCAGAATCGTGTAGACGATCTTGAAGAGTTTCGTAGTAAGTTCATCAACGATTGGAACGATCAGAAGGAGACCTGGGTACAGTTTGCTATGAGCATCTTTGATGACTGTGGTGAATTTGATGAGTCACGTATTCAAGTCAAACTGGCTGGATTCATGGCACAGTATATCAAACCCGATCCTAATGATAAGGGTCGTCCTACTGAACAGAACCTCGTCAATATGTACGGCAATTCTATTCAGTTTAGATCCACTGCTGATTGCCTCACTCTGACTCAACCCTGAGTCTGTGTGACAATCTGCAAACTGGTTGAGGGGCCCTTCACAGGGGCCCCTTTTCTGCTATAATAACTGTATCAACGCAAGAGAGCATGACCATCACCCTTCGCCCACATCAAAAGAAAGCAATTGATGCAATGTGGGACAATGGCAAAGGTCAGGTGATCATCCCTACGGGTGGTGGTAAGACTATTTGTATGATTGAAGACGCTAAAAAGCGTTTTGAGTGTAATGATCACACTCGTATTGTTGTAGTTGCTCCTCGTATTTTGTTGGCAGAACAACTCTGTAAAGAGTTTTTGGAGATTATTGATGATGCTGCTGTGTTTCATGTTCACAGTGGTGAAACTGAGCACTTTAGCAGCACAAAACCTGCATATATTGAACGGTGGTGTAAACAAGCGTATCGGAATCAACTAATTTTTACTACATATCATTCGTTGCATCGTATTCAGGAGGCAGGGATTGAAGTCGATACGATTTATTTCGATGAAGCGCATAACTCTGTTCAAAGGAACTTTTTCCCCGCTACAGAACACTTTGCTGCTGATTCTAGCCGTTGCTTTTTCTTCACTGCTACTCCTAAGCATTCTCTTACTGTTTTCAAGCCAGGTATGAATGACGGAGCAGTATATGGCAGAGTGATCTGCAACGTTCCTGCACCTAAACTGGTTGAGGAAGGTTATATTCTTCCTCCTAAAGTTGTGGTTCATCAACTCCCTCAGGGTGACTTTCAACAGTCTGATGAGAGAAACCTGCTGGATACTATTGATGCAAACTCGCTCAATAAGATTCTGATTGCTGCACGTTCTACAAAGCAAATTCTTCGTCTTGTCGGACAATCTGATTTTTGCTATCAACTCAAAGAGCGTGGCTACAACTGGATGTATATCACTAGCAAGACTGGTGCTATCATCAATGGCAAGAAAGTATCGCGTGAAGAGTTCTTCAAGACTCTTAATCAGTGGGGCACTGATGGCACTCGTTTCGTCGTGATGCATCACAGCATTTTGTCTGAAGGCATCAACGTCAAAGGACTGGAAGCAGTTCTATTCATGCGGAACATGGATTTCATCGGTATCAGTCAGTCTATCGGTCGTGTGATCCGTCTAGGTGGCGCTCAGAAGACGTTCGGACTGGTTTGTGTGCCAGTCTTTGACAAAGTGGGCATCAGCACCGCCAGGAGCGTTCAGGCTGTCGTGGATACCGTTTTTGAGCAGGGTGAACCTGCCATTTCAGTGGTGAGGCGCTAATGTTATCAGATAATATCTATGATATGGTGATTGAAATTGCCAAATCTTCACCATCTAAGAAACAAGTGGGCGCTATTCTGCTCAATAGGAATAAAGTAGTGGCAACTGCCACAAATATTGAAACGAAAACGCACCCACTACAGGCACGGTTCGCTGAACGGGTAGGATTGCATGAAAAGATCTTTTTACATGCAGAGATCGCAGCTTTGGTGAAATGTAGAGAAGAATGTGATACAATCGTAGTTGCTAGACTTGGTGGGCATAATCATGATGAACTTCGTATGGCAAAACCATGTCCAGTTTGTGCATTAGCACTCAAAGAAGCTGGCATAGATAAAGTACACTATACAACTAATGAAGGATTCTTATATCAATATGCATGATCCAGAATTAAATATAGAAGCGAATCATACATTTTCAGATCTAATTCATGTGATGCCGAATAGTCTCACAGAGGAGTTTTGTAATCATTGTATTCAGAAGTTTGAGAAAGATGATAGAAAGTGTCAAGGAATGACAACGGACGATGAAAATGCTAATGATAAATTTTCAACCGATCTTCTCATATCACCTCTCGATGATTGGAAAGATGAGGATTCCGTATTGTTTAATTCGTTGCAAGGTGGATTAGATAAATTCTTATTTAAATTTGGTAAAAAATTCAAATTCTTTGAATATCTAAAAGATTCGTCTGACGTTGGGTATCAAATACAAAGAACAAAACCAGGAGAATGTTATCATTGGCATTCTGATTACTGTAGAGAGGGAGCTGGACATCCTAGGTTATTGACATTTATTTGGTATTTCAATGATATTCATGAGGAAGGATATACTGAGTTCATTGATGGAACTAAAGTACAACCAAAAACGGGAAATTTACTCATTTTTCCAGCAACCTGGACATATTTGCACAGAGGATATCCACCAAAATCAGAGGTAAAATATATTTGCACTGGATGGATTAGTGCTCCACTATTAGGATATTAATTTTAATGTATAAATATTGTAGTTCGTCACTCATGTAAAAAATGACATTGAGAATTTTAAGATTTGCACCTTTGATTGTTGCGGGAGCTCTCCTTGGAGCTGGTCTCCAACATGGACAATTTCATCTATACAATAGTTTAGTACCTCACGTTCATCCAAACGGAGTTATTCACTCACACTAAATCATAACACCTTTGTCATGCATCCTGACTTAATTAAAAACAGTTACGTTATTATTCCAAATTTTATTGAATCTGATAGAGCAAAAACTCTATCAGATCAGTTCCGTAAGGATCATGAGATAAATCAATATGGAAGTGATGCTCAAGCACCAAACTCTGCTTGTGTTTATAACTATGAACCATCACTAAAACTTTTGCATGAAAAAGCGGGAGATCTGTCCGAGTTTCTTCAGAAACCAGTTCTCCCGACTTATGCGTATTCTAGAATTTATGCAAAGGGGGAAGTATTAAAGAAGCACACGGATCGTCTTTCGTGTGAGATTTCAGTGTCCGTAAATTTGGACAGTGATAAAGAATGGCCTCTCTACATCTATGACTCTGATGGAGCACCACATGAGATAAATCTTGGTCCAGGTGATGCAGTTGCATTTTTAGGATGTTTTCAAACTCACTGGAGGTTGGAATATACTGGAAACTATTGTTCTCAAGTTTTTCTACATTATGTGAGAGAAGATGGGTCTGCTGCTCAGTATGCAAATGATGGTGGTGATAAATTTAATGAGCAAGAGAGCAGAATCAAAGTTATCAATGAATATATCGAGATGGGATGGATTCCACCTCAGCATATTAAAGTTGAGTTAGGAAAAGAAGTAAAGAAATCTGCGGCATATGTGACTAACGTTGCAGATGCTATTGTTTATTTTGAAAATGCAATAGATCCTGATGTTTGTGATCGAGTAATTCAATATTGTAAAGATAAAAATGGGTGGAAACCTGCATTAACTGAAGGTGACACTGCACAGGGATTGAAAGAATCAAAACTTAGAAAGTGTGATACTTACATGCTGTCTGGAATTGAGGAAGGTGATCATATCGGGAGAGAATTAGATGATCTTATGTTCAAAGCATATAATAAATGCTTGAATGATTATAGTAAGAAATTTAGATTTGCTTCGTGTGATGGTGATGATGGTTATACAGTGTTAAGATATGGTGTTGGTGGTGAATATATTGAACACGTTGATCAGGGACCTAAAAATAATCGTACATTTACTGGTATAATGGCTCTGAACGATGACTATGAAGGTGGTGGACTTAACTTCTTTGGTGGATCTATATCTTATCAACTTGCAAAGGGTTCAGTAATTATATTCCCATCATCTTTCATGTATCCACATCGTGTTGTTCCAGTAATATCTGGAACTCGATATACTGTTGTAACATGGTTCCTTTGATGCCAAGACTTTCTAAAGAAAAATTGAATGAACTGTTTCCATATGAATCCTTTCCTATTCGTATGGAATGGAAAGATGGAAAGAGTAGTAAAGTAGCATGGTTTCAGTGTCATGAGCACATGCAGAAACAATACGATAGAGTGAAGAAACCACGTCTAAAAGTCGATGTCAGATATAAAGATCCATCATTGAAACCCGAAGAGAAACCAAAACGCAAGAGAAGGGCCAATTCTTAAACTGGTCGGGAGTGGTTGTAATCGGCGCTGATCTGGGATATATTGGCCATGTTGAGAGATCTACCACATGACTCAGACACTCGCTGACTTTGCTGCTCAACAAAATGCAAAGAATGACATTCAACTGAAGATTCGTGAGCATTGCTTGACTCTGTGTGATTTTCTAGTGAAAGATTTCATGCGTGTCAACAATAGCAAGACCGATGGATACAAGTTCTACATCGAAAGTGGTAGAAAGTATCACAGAATCATCATGGAGACTGGTGCTGGTTCTCGCGGTATTCATGCTTTTGTTGACATGAAAACTGGTGAAGTTTACAAACCAGCATCATGGAAAGCACCTGCAAAGATTGTGCGCTACAATCTTCTGATGATTGAGTCTCGCGAAGAATGTTTTGCCCGTGCAGATTGGGCAGGTTCTTATCTTTACATTCGCTGAGGATTAAATTATGTCAAGTTGGGAAACAAGGAATCTTCCTTACCTTTCGCATAAAGAATGGGGTCTGATCTTCTCTGCTGTTCGTAAAGCTCAGCAGAGGCAGGTTGTCAGTAGCAAATTCTATCAAGAATATGATGACATTTTGAACAAAATCTTTGATCTTGCACACTCTGAAACTTATCTAAACGACACATGAAGGATTGGAAAGTTTACTGTCTCACTGCATTCAATGCACTCCGCGCTAACGCGGAGCTTTGGAAAGATCCCGCCTATTTTCGTCCAATCACACGTATTTACTATGATCTAGTCTTCTGTTCTGGATACAATCGCACTGGATTGATCAGTGAAGCGGCATTGAATGACAAAAAAGAGCGCACAAACGATCATTGTTTGTCACCACAGTTCATCGCTAGGATGATCATGGACAATTCAGATCTGTACCTGTCTGATTATACTGTATTTGAGAATCTATTCAATCTAGCAAGAACCACAGTATGTGTCACCAAAGATGAAAACAGGCAACTGAGTCTGCTGACAGACAATGATGGTGAGGATTACAAAGTTTATGTACCGACCAACAAAAAGTATGGTCATTTGGGTATTAAACTGTATGAAAAAGTTGGACACCAATGGAAAGATGTTGTAGAATATGAAGGTGATATTGGAGATATTGCTCCAATAGACTTGTTAACTTACGAGAAAAACTTTTTGGTATGAAGTATCTACTTGTCGGTCTTGTAGCCACTGTTTTGTGGGAATTTGGCCATCCTTTTATCCCTGGTCTTGTTGTTGACCATGAACACACTCATCAATGTGAATTATGAATAGTCCGTATAATAGTGGTCTTGAAAACGTCGGTGATTGCGATTTCAACGCCTTTGTAAAAGTCCCTGGTACTTTTGAGCAACAGCGTAAACAACGCCTAGCAGAAACCATTGATGAATATCTCAATGAAGGCGACGGAGATGTTGTTGGTCAATTCTATCAAGATCTTCGCGATTGTATCACAGACCTTGCAAAGTATCACGATAAAAGAAAACTTAATGCTGAAGATGCCCTGAACGCTGTTCTAGGGTTTAGGCCAGTTGAGGAACTGGAACAAAATCCTGGCATGCCGCAAGGCAACCGCCTATAATTACAGAGTAACCAAAGGACACAATGCAGAACAAGCACATCGAACACATTGAAGATTCTATTCTGACTGGTGATCTGTCTGCTATTGACCTGCTCTACAATCCTACTCACATTTCTGTGAAGATGGATGGTTCTCCTGCAATTGTGTGGGGAACCAATCCTGCCAATGGCAAATTCTTTGTTGGCACTAAAGCTGTGTTCAACAAGACAAAGATTCGCATTGCTCACTCTCATGATGAGATTGATCAGTTCTATGATGATGAAGTGGCAGATATTCTTCATGCCTGCTTCAAGTATCTCCCACGTACTGATCAAGTCTATCAGGGTGATTTCATTGGTTGGGGCAATGGTACAAAGTTTGCACAAAACACCATCACCTATGTTTTCAATGAGTTCGTCACCCAAAAAATCATTATCGCTCCCCATACTTTCTACTTTGATATGGATGAGCAAAAAGATCTGCGGGAGATGACTGCATTCCCTTTGATGCAGATGTTTGATCATCATCCTAAAATCAAGTGGGTCCAGCCTTGTGTTGATCGTATCAAACCAGAGGGTATTTCTGCCCCTGTGATCAACAAAGAGATCGTCAATTTCCTTGATGAAAAGACTGCAAAGGTCTGTAAACAGATCATCAATGCATTCATCAGAGAAGGCAAAGAATTGACTGAGGCACTACTTGCTGAAATCTTTGGATGTAAGTATCTTGCCAATCTGTATATCTTGGTGATTGAAATGAAGGAGGATCTGATCGATTCTTTGATCATCACTGATGCTCCAAGATCTTTTATCAATCGTCTGGAGATCAAGCAAGAAGGGTTCATTATCTCAAATGATTATGGTGACATGATCAAACTGGTGGACCGTGAGACCTTCAGTGCTGCAAACTTCAACCAACGCAAGCGGTGGGCTAACTAAGAAACTAGCCTGGCTGCCCACAGAAGCGCCTGCAAGGTGCTATACTGGTTCTGTTCAACGAATCCCTTTGTCATGATCAACACAAACATTCAAGACGCTACTGATTCCCCCAAAGATTGGGATGATTTTTGGGAGAGTGATGAAGAAGAACTTCTTCAATTACTAATGCAACCCAACATCAATGCAGAGTATGTGAAAAACGTACTTAATGGCGAATCTGTCGCAGTAAAACGTGAATCCCCTCTTTCAGAATGATTGATTTTCTTATTAGCACACAACTTGAAGCACTTGGTAATCATACCGTTGCAGAATTTGCAGTCGGTTATTTGTTTGGTGGAGCTCTGATTATTGGAGCTCCTGGTGTATTCCTCTTCATTGCATTCATGCCAGCATTGCAGAGAACGAAAGGAGCACAGGTTGGATATAAAGATCATAAAGACTATGGTGATTCCTCTACCTATGAGAATGGTAAGATGAGTGATCAGAAACCATACACACATTACGTTAGGGCAGCAGTACAATGAAAAAGAAACTTAGAGCACAGATCAAATCCAGATGGTATTATGCTTTCTGGGGCACTGCTACAATCGCAGTAGTTTCTGGGCAAATTTACATCGGATCTGGTTATTTTCAGATGTCTGAGTCCATTAACTCTATTGCACAACCTGAGTGTTTAGTTTACGACGATTACTATGATTGAACTTCCACCAAGTTTTACTCATGAAGCACCCAAAGGATTTCACTATTCTGTGCAAGAACACAGAAGAAATATGCTATCGATATGGTTACATCACCCTGATCGGTATGTTTACACTAGTGACCCTGTTCGTACAATCTGGGGATTTTATGACACTAAAAAACAAGTGTATTGCGCCCCTATTAATGCAAAAAAGCATGGTGAAGTAGTGGAATTTGAAAAAACCCGTAATTATACGGCGATGCAGCTTAACTTGAAAGGTCTTGAATTCTTCTTTCAGTAGGCCAGTTCGCAAACTGGTCCAAACCACTTGACCAGGCCCCCTATCCGATGTATATTGGCCATGTTGAGAGGCATACAACCATAAGAGGAACGACAAACTGTTCCCGCCCCACTCAACTGCGGTGACTCCCTTGCTAGTTCAGAGTCAGCGGCGATTAGGAACTAGCAACCCACATATTGTTCATTTTTCAAATGCAACTCACCAATCAAAACTGCATCGTTGGCTTCTTCCCTGAAGCATATATTGCTGATGAAGGTGTTAAGCGTTTTCAGAAACGTGTGACTTTCCCTAATGGTCAAAAATCTTATAGCACTGTGACTATGCGTACAGCACGTAATGAGTGGGCAGAGCGTATTGCTAACGGTGCCGAGGTCACTAACTACAACACCGACAAAATGCCTGCTTCTGAGTATATGCCAATGAGTTGCTGAGACAGTCGGGAAACTGTCACACGGCCCCCTTCCATTGGGGGCCACATCCTGTATATTGGCCATGTTGAGAGGAACACCATCGATGATCAAAAACTCCTTCTACAAGGTTGAGATCGACACCCATGAGGCACCACTGCAACCGATTGTTTATTTCCGCAAGTGCCGCAAGTGCAACACTGCCAAGGGTATGGATCGCCAGCACAATCGTATTGTGAATGAGACTGTTGAGGCATGGCGTCCATTCTCTCAGCAGATCCGTCGTTACACAATCTCCCGTGTGCCAGCTGACGTAGTGGTACGCGGTGAGATCAGAACCGCCTGATCTGCTCTATACTGGCCACATACCAAACAAACCAATCAATTCAAATGGGAACACGTTCACGCATCGGCATTCAACTCTCAGACGATTCTATCCTGTCGGTTTATCACCACTGGGATGGTTATCCCGAGTGGCTTGGTCGCATTCTCAAAACTCACTTCAACACCCGTGAGCAAGTATCAGAATTGATTGATGGTGGTGATATGTCAGTCTGCTGGACAAAAGAGCGTTGGGGTGATGTCAATGAGTATGGTGGACAAATGAAAAAAGAGGTTGAGGAATATGGACCACAATACTATTCTGAGCGCGGTGAAGATTGCCCGCCAAGATTAGACAATTCGATTGTAGAATACCTTGCGAATGGTGAAGAGTTTGCTTATATCTTTAATCGTAAAAATGAATGGGTAGCAGTTGATCGTCATGAATTTGATGACAAAGATCCTGAGATTGTCCCTATCCCAGATGGAGCACTTGCAGTATGACAAACCTAACAAGATATTTTCTGGTCGCATTGACCCTCACATTAGCAGGTTTCTCTTATATCAATTACCTTGCTCAAAGAGATACCAATCAGCACCATTGTAACTATCTTCCAACTCAACATCCTGACTGCCATGTTTACTAAAGAAGATCACCAATTCATTGACTTTCTGTTCAATAAACTCACTTCCCAAACTGATACAGATATGATCGATTTGCATGATGATGATTCAACATGCGATCACCTTGAATTTGAAAAACTTGTAAATAATCCAAGAGAAAACAATTCAAATGAAAGTGCCTAGTCAATCTGAATTAATGCATCACAGACTACAGGCTTGGATTAGAGAAAACAATTCCCAAGATTTACAATATCTTGGTTTCTACCCTGATTCATTCGGGGTTTTTCATTATTGGTATCGCATTGGTAAAAAACATACTGTCACTGTTGAACAAATTGAAGATATTGAACTCATCTCAGAACCTGATGATGATGAAGAACCAAATATCTTCATAGGAGATAACATATGATTGACTCTACAAGCAACATCGATTATAATGAAATCATGAGTTTCTTTAACAACAAAACTAATATAACTAAACGTAGAAAAACTCTCTATGATCATGTCGTAGAATATTATGCCTACAACCAACAACAACAAAAGAGATGAATTAAACGATAGATATAAACTCTGGAAAACACAAGTCAGATCTTTACTACAAACAACTAATGATGTAGTTAAAGAATTTGATAAGTCTTTGTTGATGAAAGATGAAATTAGAAAAGAACGTTTATCTATCTGTTTTGAGTGTGAATACTTCAAAAAAGAACTTAATATGTGTAAAAAATGTGGTTGTAATATGAAACTCAAAACTAAACTGTATGCTGCTAAATGCCCAGTCAATAAATGGTAAACAATACTAAACATCCATGGGATATAAAACCTTGCAAATACTGTGGTTGTTATCCACCGAAAGGTCATTGGCGTCCATATACTTGGATGTACAAACATCAAGAAAGTTGTAGTAAAAGACCTAAAGAATCTTAATTAAAAAAGGTTAATTAAATATGGCTGCTTAATTTGTTTTTAATTGAGAATTGTTCTCTGGATACTATCCAATAATACCCTACTGAAAGCATCATAAAACCCTTAGAGAAGCACGTAGGAATGTGCGGAGTTGATGTGAGTAAAGCCCGTTCTAACACAGGAAAGCGGTTTTGTCAACCCCCAGAATCATCAGAATTTTCTATAGGGAATCTCGACTAGATTATGAGCGTTCATACACAAAACACATCTAGATCGCATATATAGTGCTATAATCATCATATACAATCTCGACTAGATTCACATGTACAAGCATTTCGACATCGATGAAGCAATTGCGAATCTATATAAAAGTCTCGACGAGACTGTACTAGATGCACCTGCATATGATCTAGACGAGGAATACGCACATAACACATACGACCTAGTAGAGCTTGCATACAAGCACTACGCATGATATACTAGTACGAGATACACACACACGCAAACACACACATGGCACACGTAATGTCTGTAGCACAGAAGCGTCACGTACAGGTAACACTAGACATGTATGTTTATGATGATTTAGAGTTGCCACAAAATGATGATGAGTGGTCAAAGCTTTTGGGACTCGAAGGAGACGAAGCTTTGACAGCAGATGTATACGAACCAACTAGTAAAGAATATTTTTAAATATTAATCAAGTCACCCTGTGACAGTTCGTGGATTGGCCAGTGGATATCTGTACAGACTGGCCAATTCTGAAATTGGCCCGAGGCATTTAAATCCTGGCCAAGGCCAATTCTTGAAGTGTCCACTATTTGCCCCATTCGTCCTGGCGATGGGGTATTCTTGTTTTGTTGAGAAAATTATTTCATGTTTGATGAACTTTGGTCCGAAATCAATGATGCTCAAGGTGAAATCTTTGATGTGATTGATTACAAAGAAGAATGGGAGAAAGAAGAGAAAAAGTTTGACGTAGAAAAATATATTAACTCAAACATCGATTACT